CACTAACCCGTGCTGGACTTGCCAGGGCAATAAGATTTTATTCCTACAATCCGCCAAAAACAATAGACCACTGGGTTAATAAGCTTGTTTTGGATATGCAAAAAGACATCAACGATGGCAAAATCACAAACACGCTTATACATCACAGCACTTACTTAACCGTTCCGCGTGAATGGCTAGGCGAACAGTTTATTGAAGATGCCGAACAGTTAAAGCGAACAAAACCCAGAGAATACGAACATGAATATTTGGGCGAAATTACCGGAACTGGCGGTCAAGTGTTTAGCAATGTTCAAAAACTAACCATTACCCAGGACAAAATTAATACATTCGGCTACACTTATCGTGGCCTTGACTGGGGTTTTGCTGTTGACCCTACATCATCACACGCTGTTTATTACGACAAAGCCAATAACGATTTGTATATCTACGATGAAATATACGAATACCAAATCGGTTTTGATGCTTTGGCCGCAAAATTAAAACAGCACAATCCTAATAATTTACTTATCCGTGCAGACTCTGCCGAACCTAGAAGTAATAGCGAAATGCAGCAAAGGGGCATTAACATTTATGGTGTTAGAAAAGGCCCAGGAAGTGTAGAACACGGCATTAAATGGCTGCAATCGCTTAACCATATATTTATAGACCCTGTTAAATGCCCTAATGCTTACAGGGAATTTGTTGGCTATGAATATGAACAAACAAAAGACGGCAACTTTAAAAGTAGTTACCCAGACAAAAACAACCATGCTATTGACGATGTAAGATATTCGCTAGAGGATGTAATACAAAGTGGCGGCATTGGTGCAATAAATATAAGAAGATAAGGAGCAAAATATGCTTAATGATTTAAGTTTTCTAAATTCCGGCAAAATTTTTCCGCCAATAGACGAAACGGAACGATTACAGAACTATAAAGATAATTTATTGTTGTTTAAAGACAGTACATACCTGGTTAGCAAGCACGATTATAAAGATGCGAACCAAAGGATTTTGCGAATTTTAAACGACTTTAAAGATTTGATAGCGTACCCTGTTGAATTAAACTACCATAAATTAACAAGTGTTTCAATAGCAGATTTGATTTGCGGCGAACTTCCAAACATTAAATGCGCCAAATTAGACACTGTTATTTTAGATAAAATACTTACAAAAGCTGGTTTTTGGGGCAAGTTTAGACAATGGGTAATAGATTTATCAAGGCTCGGCGATGCAGTAACAAGGGTTTATTCGCGTGGCGAAGGCGATAATGCTACTGGAACGCCAGCTGTCGCTGTAATGCAGGCATCCAGTTTATTTAAAGTTGTTTCCACTGATGATAAAGACGATATTATTAATATGGTTGTGGCAACACCTTGCTTGGCTCCAGATAGCAAAGAAGATAATCCTAAATGGGAGCTTAATATACAAATACACTATAAAGGGTATTATATTAAACGAATTATGAACCTGGAACCTATCCCACGCCAAAAAGATGGCGACAAAAACTTTTATTTGCCTGGTAGTGGCAGAACACAACTTGACCTGCAAAGATTTAATATCAAAAAGCAAAAGGGCGTTGATGAAAAGGTTGAAACAGGGCTTAAAGATTTTGCTATAAGGTCAATGCATCAGCTTATTACAAGCGATAGTTGCTACGGCCACGATGATTATGCATCACTGGACCCTATTTTGGCTGAAATTTGGGCAAGATTGGGGCAAATCGCAATCATCCTAGACAAACACTCTAGACCAGATGTTTATGCCGCTATTTCGGCATTTGAACAGGATAAAACAGGTGCATGGCAATTAAAGTGCGGTGGCGGAAATACATACATATTAAATCAAGGCGACCCAGTACCAGGATATTTAACCTGGGATGGACAGTTAGTTGCTGCATTTAACGAGCTTAACATCCTGTTTGAACAGCTATACAAAATAAGCGAAATGGGGCCTATATATGAGGCAGCCGGCAAAAATGTTAATATTGCCTGGGAAACAATGAAGGCAACATTTGTTAAGCCGCTAGCAAAGGCAAGGCGAATGATTAACGACATTGAAGGCGAAGTTAAGCAAATTATCTGTATGTTAGTAGAATTGGGCGGGCATGAAATTACACCGGAAGATTTAACTATTGAATGGTTTGATGGGCTACCTAATGACGAAAAGCAAGAAATTGAAAAAGCTACTATGAAGATAAACGCTGATTTAAGCACGCCAGAGCAAGAAAATATCGACAGATTTGATATGGCGCCAGACCTAGCAAAACAAATAACCCAGCAAGTTAATGAACGCAACGCCAGCAAACAACAATCAATGTTCGGTGGTTTTTCTAATCCAACTAACGATTATGAGGATGAATAATGAAAACAACGCCAATAAGCACTAAATATAAACCCATACAAAACACGCTAATAAAAAAGGTTACAAACCTTAATCCAGGCGTTTACAATGCAATTAAAAAAGCAAATGTAAGCACTGTTGACGATTTATTAATGTTTTTAGGGGCCTATCTAGCGCTACAATTTGGAAGTATAAGAAAAACAACCAACAAATATTTAGGCGTAGTCAAAGACGATGTCAAAACAATTTCAAAGCTAAATGCTGCTAAACCAGACAACAAGCTTATCAGTAAGATGCAAAATCAAACATACATTGAGCTTAATTCAAATTTAGTATGTGCTGAAAAAGAATTAATGCAAGAGTTTAAAGCCGCCACCAAGCCATATAAAAACACGCCAACACATATAACCAATATAAAAACAGTGTTGCAGAATGAATTTATTAAAAATGGCGGTGTTAAAGTAACCTATAAAAATGGCGCCAGGGTGCCACTAGACAAATACTTTATGATGGCAACCAGAACTGCGCGAAATGAAACACAAAACTCGGCAGCTATTAACAATGCAATTAAACTAGGCACAGATTATGTGTTTATGTCGCCAAATACAAGCAGTTGTAAGACCTGTGCAGCCATGGGCAATAGGGTTTATTGTATTAGCGGAAAAGACCACAGCTATCCAAGCGTTTACGATACACTATTTAAGCGTGGTTACACCTGTATTCATCCGCATTGTAGATGTTTATTAAGGCCATACTTTATGAATAATCACAGCGAAAGTGAAATTAATACAATCAAACAGGCAAGCAACCGTGATTTCGATTTAGACGAACAGACAGAACAACAGCGCCAGCAATACCAAAAAAGCCAGGCGTTTAACCATCGTGTTTGGGATGCTACAAAAGAATTTAATAAAGCTAAAACTGTATTAGATGACGAATTACCTAGCCAGTTAAATACATTGCCTAAATTTAGAACCGCACATGCAAAAAAGACCAGCAGATATAAGGAAGTTCACAACACTATACAAGCTGTTGAAAAATTACCAGATAGCAAGCCGGTCGAAATTACAACAATTACATCAAACGCTTATGATAACTTGCCATTTGAAATGAAAAGCAAGAATGTTATTATAACCAAAAAGCAGTTTGAAAGACATATTGCACCTGGGGCAAATACGCATGACGACATATTTGTAAAGGTTAAAGATAAATTACCAAACATTATAAACAACCCAGATTATATTTTTGCAGATAAAAAGCGTAAAAACACTATCCTGGTTGTTGAAAAGACGGAAAAGGCAAATGTTGTTATAAAAGTAAGCGTTGTAACAAATAAACTGTCAAATTCAATAATCACAATTATACCTTGCGGCGAAAAAACATTGAAAAGGATGTTAAAATCGCAAAAACCACTTTACAAGAAAGGTTGATTGTGATAAAATGATAGTAATGGCGAGGTAGTAGATTTCGTAGCAACTACACACCCATTGGGTTAAAAGAGATGTGGGGGAACGCTACGCCCACCGCCATTACCAATATTAAAGCTGTGCGACTTACACTTGTAGGTCGCTTTTTCATACATTTTAATCGAATAATCAAGGTGTTTGGGCGCCTTTTTTATTTGCCCTACCGTATGGCGTTAAACTAGGAATTAACCACACTTGCTTGGTTTAATTAGCAAGATTAGCCGGCACCACCGGAATAAAAGGAGTATGTTATGGAAGATAACAAAAAAACTAGCCTAAATGACATCTTAACAGAGATTTTAGGCGCCGACTTTGATGCTGACAAAACAAAAGCATTAGAGTCTAAAATTAATGGCCTATTTGGCTCAACCACAGTTCCTAAAACTGTTTTTAATGACAAAAACAACAAAATTAAGGAACTAAAACAAAAGTTGGCCGAAAAAGCTGAAAAGCAAAAAGATGCAGGCGTTTGGCAAAAGCAATTAGACGACCAAAAAGCTGACTACGAAAAACAGCTTAAAGAAAAAGACGATTTGTTTAACGATTATAGGCTCACACAAGCCCTTAAAGACGGAAAAGCAAAAAATCCAAAAGCTGTTAAGGCGCTACTTGATTTAACAAAGCTTACATTTGATGCTGACGGTATTACAGGACTTGATGAACAGTTAGAAAGTTTGCGACAAGGCAACGACTCTTATTTGTTTGATATACCTGCTAATACAGTCAAAAAGGGTGCGGACTTCCCGTCAAATCCGGCACAACCTGTGAACACGGAAACGAAAACAGTACCGAAAGTAATTTAACCATAAATTGTAGGAGGATTTTATTATGGAAAATGCTAGAAGCATCTTTACTGATGCGCAAAAAACTCAAGCACAGTTAAATAATATCCAAGCTGGTATTATTGAAAACTTGCAAAAAAATGGTTTATCATTTAGATTAAAATCAAAAAATGCAAACCTTGAAGAAAAAGCTGGCTCTTATGAATTTAAGAGATACGAAAACAGCGTTTCACAAAATTACGGAACTGCAAGAGCAGCAGGCAAGGGCAATCAATTAACTGCACCACCTATCACTGTAAATGTAGACCAACACAAAGAAATTGTGGAAGAAGTAACCAAATTTGACGCTGAAAGATTTGGTATTGATAAAGCTGTAACAAGCATTGTTGAAAGAAGAAAAGGCAACCACGAAATGACTATGTTAGCCGAAGTAGAAACTGCCTTCTTTGCCGAGGCTAAAAATGGTGGTACCGCCGTGGATGGACACATCGATTACAATGGTAATATCGAAGACCAAATCGAAGATATTATCCAAAAGATGGAAACCACAAAAAACAAATATGTGCGTGGTGTAAACCGTTCACTTATGGCATTTGTTGCTTGCCCTAAACTTTATGGTAAGTTGAAAAACAAGCTAAACAACAACTACAACGCAAACTTTGCTGTTGCAGATGAAGAATTGCCAGGATTTAACGGTGTTGCAGTGTTCAGCTGTATTTATTTACCAGAGGATGTTGACTACATTCTAATCGTATTAGAAAGCGTTGCACAACCTTTAACAGTTGATGAATACGCTGGCGACAGAATACCAATGTCAAATGATTTTGCAGTTGAATTATTTTATGACTACGGAACAAAAACGCTTGCTGGCGATTTAATCCTTTACGGATTGAAAGACGGCGAAGTTGTGGAGGCCTAGCTTATGATAGTTAAGACCATTAGAGATTATAAAGACCGTGAAACAAAAGAAATCTACCGCGTGAAAGACAAGAAAAACACACGCGAAGTAACTGACGAACGCGGTGCAGAATTAATCGCAAAGGGTGTTGTTGTTAAGGTTGAAACTGCAACAAAACAAAAAAACACTAACACCCCAGATGCAGCAGAAACTGTTGAAACAAAAGAAACAGAAGAAACTGCCCAAGATAATAAATAATTAATCAAAAAGGGTGGCGGATTGTCGCCCTTTTTTATGGCTATTGTTAAGTAACCAAGTAGCGGGGCGTTACCGCTAGTAGCCACAATTTAAACAGAGAGGTACAAAATGGAAAATTTAGAAATAGGAATTAACACTTACTGTTCGCTTGATGAGGCTAATGATATAATTTCTGCTAATTATCCTATTGGCGACAACTGCCACTATTGGAACGCTTTAACAGACGAACAAAAAGGCGGATTATTAATTAAAAGCACAATGGAAATGGAAAGATTGCCAGTTGCTGGCGTAAAAGTGTTTTATAATCAACCGCTACAATTTCCACGAAAATCAAATTTTTATAAATTTAATACTATACCAGATGAAATTAAGCACGCGCAGGTTATAAACTGTATGGATATGTTGTTAATAACGCTTGGACTTAAAAAAGCAGATGGTAAAGTTTTAACAAGTTTAGACGCCGAAAAGAGATTAAATAAATGGACTAGCGGCGGCTTTAAAATGGCAGGTGTAATATGGTAGAAGTTAGCGAATTTTTAAATTATCCTATAACTATCACAGATGAAGAATTTGAAAAAGCAACATCTATATCAATTAAAGAAGAATTAGATGCTAACGAAAATGTAACCATCCGTGATTGGTTAGATGCCGCGCATGAAAGCGTATACAATCTTATTTACTCTGTTGGTGGTAAAGATTTTAAAGATAGGTTAATAAAAAACAATATTGAAAAATTAGAACCGGTGTTGAAACGAGCTATTTGCACGCAAATTAAATACATGCTTGATGCTAATGGCGATTATGGTTCTGCTGATGTTTCAAGTTCAACAGCTGACGGCCAGGCAACAATCGTTTCTAATAAAATTATTGCTGAAAAGGTGGCGGCACCTAAATTATACAGTATTTTAAGTTCTGTAATTCCAAATTTAGTTTTAGGAGTAAATAATGAGCAAAGTGGGATACAAATATAAGGCAACATTGTATACATTAGACGATGAAAAAATACAAGTTGTAAAATGTAAAAGAAACGGCAGGCGTAACACTACAAGCGGTTTTGTTGGCAGTGGTATATTGTCTGGCGGACAAACGCTTGACATTGCCACAAAGGATAAACTTGATGCCAGGGTTGTGCAAGGTATGACAAGATGCAAATTTAAAGGCCATTTTTATTTAATTGTAAGTATGTTTACAGCCGACACCGCACCAATAAAAAATGAAAAACGCGAAATTAACGATACAATTTTAGTTTTGCAATAAAGGAGTGATTATGTTCGATATTTCATCATTGGGCATTGAATTGCAATCTATTTGCCAAAAAAATTGCCCAGTTAGAACAAAGCCACCATCTGGGCCAAGCGGTTCATCGCCTTACCCAGGGAACTTGCGCCAAAACGGCATTAATTTAAGCATCTTAAACGACAAGCATGCAAGGGTGGTTATCGGTGGACAACCAGCACCTTATGGGCCTTACACAGAAACCAGGAGCCATAAAGCCGGGTGGATGCAACAAAGCGTTAATGAGTTTGTTGCAATGTTAATAAATAGATACGGAGGAACTTTAAAGTGAAAGTTGAAGATTTAGCAAAAGTTTATCAAAATATGCTAGGTGCGCATTACGACATAGATGTAAACTGTAACTTAAATTTGAATGGCGGAGCAATACAAGGAATTATGTTTGTAGCGCATCGCCCTTTTGCTGTTACTGGGTTAAAAGCTGAAACATTAGAATTAAATTTTGAATTTTATGTTGACGCCACCGTTAAAGAAAAAAAGCTTGATGTAATGGAAGAATTAAAGCAAATCCTAGGTACAAAAGAAGGTAAATTTATAAGTGAGGATATAGAGTATACTTATAGCAGCTTTTTGGAATTTTGTCGACCAACTTCCGCACCGCTTGCCGATGAAGGTAGATACAGGCAAGTAATATTTATTAACGGTTCGTGTTTTGTTTCGCCTGTAAATGGCGGCGTCAAAATGTCTAATGATATAAAAACATATCTTACATTTAACGGCGTAAGGGGGCGTGTATACCCTAAAATAGTGAATATCAACAATGTAAGGGATGTTGATGCGCCAACAAAGGCCAACGAAAACGAAAATGCGGCACAGGTTAAGACTCAAGGTGTTTCAAGGAGCCTGACATTGTATGATTTACGCGATGACATATGCACCGAGCTGGAAAAGTATATTGAAGTTACTGACGAATTTGGCGACCCAAACAGATTAATAGAAATAGAAAGGGTTTATCCTGGTTTTACTGTTAAAAAGAAATGTGTTATAACATCTGGCATCATACAAGAAGTGCCAGGGGCTTTCTTATGTTTAGAAATAGGACTGCAAAAGCAAGCTACCTGTTTAGAAACACCGCAAGTTGTCAAAGCGAAAGTTAATATCGATACAATGTTTATAACTATTACAAACATTACTGGCAAATATCAGCGCAATGCAGATGGAACTATTACCTGCGATTTAGGAGCTGTAATTTCTGTTTCGCTTACAGGTTCTAAAAGATATTTGCTTGTTGATGGTGGAACGGCAAAATCAACTGGCGACCCATTTATTGTGAGCCCTAAAACATACAATGTAACCATCACAGCAACAACCGCCACCATTTCATACGGAACAGTTGACGACTCTACACAGATAATTTAATTAAGGAGGATTTATGGCTGATACAAATATAAATCTGTATTTCCAAGACCAAAGCAACACCGGAACAGGTGCAGACCCTATTGACGAAAACAAACCTAATATTAGCGACCCATCGCAACCCAAGGGCAACAATGCCCCAAAAGCAATAGGCGCAGCGGTTGCGCTTAAAGTTGCAAAAACAGCAGCACAGCAGGCGGCGGCAAGGGCTGGGCAAATATATGGAAGTAATCAATTACAAGACCAAATCAACAGCGTTGGAACACTTGTCGGCTACGGAATGGCAATCGCTATAAATCCAGCTATGGGTATAGCTATGATGGGGTTAGATGTGGGTTTTCAGTTAATGGATTACTTTATAGCAAAAAAAGACGAACAGCGAACCCTATCAGTTTTGCGTGCAAGGGCTGGCAGTTCGCTTAATAGGAGTAGATAATGGTTAATACAATTAAGGTTGAAATATGTCATGCCGCAAGGGATATTAAAGGCAACCGCTTGTATACTCCAGAAGATATAACAGCGGAATGTAATTTGCCAATTTTGTATGGCAAAAATTTGGACGATGAGCTAGATGTTGCAAGTTTTGAACGCGATAGCACATCAAAAACCCCGCTAGAACCTGGCACAAGGGTTATTATAAGAGTTAATGAAACTGACGACATCGAAACCGAGCCGGTTTTCAGTGATGACTTTGTTATTCATACGGAAGAAGAAGGCGACAAAACACATGTTTGGGCGGTTGCAACAATTAAAGGTTGCAAAAAGATATATTATTACACTAAAACCGTTGAAAACGAAACAGCTATTTATAGCAAATTGACAAGACAACTTGCAATTTATAGGTTAGTAAATAATGACACACCAACACAAATTGTTTTTGGTAACAATCCAAGATGGAAACATCGTATAAGCTTAATAGAGCCAACCAAGATTATTGAAAGGTTGGACTGCGACAATGAAAACATAACGCACTCTATTGTTGCTAACGAGTATGAAACGCTTAAAGAAACTGTTGAGCATAGTTGCGTAAGTTCAAGTGTTAAGGGCTGGCATCTTATATATTCAAAAGCAGGTATTGAAGTACGCGGATATTCTGGCAGTGATAGATTTAAGCAACCATACATTGAAGGCGATATAATGCCACTAAACGCCAGATTAAACATTAAAGGTAGACGCGCAAAATGGGGTAAAATCAATGCTGGCGGCGGAACATTATTATCTGTTGGAACCTGGGGCTATATTTGGAGCAATGCCTGTACGCTTGGGCTGTCTAGTATGACAATAACAACGCCAGCTGGACAAACCGTTGATGTAACACATCAATCAACATACGCATTACAACTTCCTGGCTCATATACAATAAAACAAAAATATACAGGCAGTGGTTCGGGCCATGATTATACATACACCGCACAATGGAATATAATAGTTTGGAGTGCTGCTGCACCAGACATAAAAAAGAAAACAATCGCCGGCGTCATTGATAAATTATTGGCAACCAATCCATTACGAAGGGATGGGCTTGAGTCGCCAAAATATGCGTTGAAGGCATCATTAAGAAATAGTTTAAATAATATTTCTGCGCCAGAATTTACATTTACGCTAGGCCATTTAATGGACAATCTGTCGCAAGTTGGCGGCTTTATTCATGCAATCCCGCGTGTTGTTCCTAATGAGTTTATTGCTGTTGATAAAACCGGAGTTTATTTAAATGATTGGCAAAATTGGAATGTTATAGATTTTGACTTTCTGGGCGAAGATGTAACATTTGAAAATGACGAAGAAACAAACCAGGAAGGGTTTTGGGGTATTGATGACTATGCGTCTAACTTTGTAACAAATGTAGAAAATGCATTGCAAACAAATTTTAGAAGTTATACAAGCGTAATTGAACCATTTGATGGCGGATTTATAAGTCCTAGAACAGAGTCAAGTGATTTTATAATTACGGACGATAACTGCGTAATTAAAACATCGCTACCAATTTATAGGATTTTATCATTAAAGGCCAGCATCAAGGGTATTACGGTTGATTTAACTGACTATATTGTTGAATATAATAAATATCAAACACTTTCTGCTTATTCTGCTGAAAAAGATAGCAAGGCGGTTAAGATTTATTATACAAAGGGTAGTAATATTATCAAAGGGCTTGAATTTGAGCCGGATGCAGCGTTGGACATTATTGAAGGCCTGTTTGATAATACCGCTATAAGAAATATAACCGGCGGATACGATGGTGCCATTAAAGACCTTGCATTTAACATTACTTATATTCCTTACCGAAACTTTAAAGCTAGACAATATAGAATGTTAATAACAAACAATGAAAATTCAACATTATTTTATAATCAACAGTCAAATGTAGTAGACATCGAGGCTTACGGCGAAAGCATAAAGGGTGCGTTATTGCGAACAGGGAACCCTGTTTATGTCGATACTTTTTATTTTAAAAGCTTTGAAAATATCCCTAATATTGGGATGGTAAGAAATGACGGATACTACATTTACGCAATAACAACCGAAATTTACAATAATTTATATAAATGCACCATCAAATTTAGTAAAGATTTCAATAAATTAAACGAATACACCGGCATTAAAAGTGATTACAGGCAATATGAAATTAGCGAAACAGAAAGTTCTAATAGAAACCCAGATTATGGCGAATTTTGTATTTTATCAATAGAGCCAGACACCAGATATTTAGAGGAGTCAACAGAGGAAGATGATAATGATGATTTGCTTACAGATGTTCAAGGGTATTTAAGCTGTTTAGGTTGGCAAGATTTCGCCATTACGCAAATGAGAAATAAACTAAACTTAATAAATGGTTCTGGCACGCAAGGCGAACGCCTATCATTTGCCTATATGGAAACATCGTCTATCGAATATGATAGCTTGGGCGAAGGGCACGAAATAACGCATAAGATATTGTTGCCGTTAAGCTGTTTTTCTTTTGGTAATAGCATATTGCTGCACTGTAAAGCTCAAGACAACTATGCTGCCGGAACATCCGTTGCAAATAAGGACGGCGCAAAAGCTCTTGAGGAATATGTCGAATATAGCGATTTTTATGGCACAATAGATAGTATGAAAGTTGCATTTGGTATAGGTTCGCCAATTAAGGATGATGACGGAACAATATTAAAAGATGTTCCAGCTTATAGTAAAAAATTATATGATTTTGATGCTTATTCATTAAATGAAGGTAATTTGGTGGCGGATTTTAGAAATTACCCTTTCTGGCTAGACAAAGACAGTCGCGAGGCTATCAGTTTTAGTTACCAACTGCATTTTGTTACAAACACACCACGCATACAAATCGGCAAATCTTTAAGCGAAATTTGGGGATTTGTTGGAGATACTGCATCCACATTAAAAGTTGTTGAATTTTACAAGATGCCCAACAAATTCAATAATAAGATAAGTGATTACAGCAGTTTTAAAGCGGCGCCTGAATATACAAACTTGGTTACACAGGACTTTATCTACAAGCGTTTACATATAAAAGCGCCGGAACGCAGCGATATATTCTGTGTTGGTTGGGGCGTAATTACAGACAGCGGCGATATTGTTTTTGCTGTTAAAGGTTATTACGATGTTTATTTTGAATTTAGACATAAAAACTAATTGAAAATCAAAACAAAATATGTTATAATCTGTTTTAGGTGGTGGACTATGTTAAAGAAAATTGGATTAACGCTTGTTTTGGTGTTGGGCATACATTCAATATTGCTTTTATCGGCATTTTGGATAGATTGTATTGCTGAAACTGGCGGTGCTGATGGCTTTGGTGTTTTTATAGTTTACTATGCTCCGTTTATTATATTTGCTTGCGTTAGTGTTGTAATCTTAATAAAACATCTATTTAAAAAGCAATAAGCATTTATTGTTATAATTAAGGGAAACATTTATTGTTTCCCTTTTTTATATAAAATCTAGTAATTTAAAAGGAGGAACAAATGGATATTATACTAGATGGACAAGGCGAAAAAGAATTAAGCCGCGGTTCAAATATTGTTCGGGGGCAACATGCATCCAAAACAATCGTTGTTAAATGGCTTAAAGGATGTTCGCCGGTAGAACAAAATAAGGTTCTACAAGAAAATTTTGTTGTAAGGGTGTGTATTACTAGACCAGACGGTCAGCAATCCGGGTGGCAAAAAGCACACAAAGTAGGCAATCAAAGGGCTTACTATTATCCATTACAGGAATGGGATACACTAGTAGACGGAAAGGCAAGTGTAAGCGTACAATGGTACGAC